ATAAATGGAAAGATGCTAACCAAGGATGGGAAGAAAATGAAAACCTTCAAAATCAACTAACTAGTCTAGTTTTTAACTCCATGACTCTAATAGAACAAGATGAAAAAGAAATGAACAAAATTGTTCGCGCAATTAGTAAAAATACATATATTACACAAGAAATTAAGCAAGAATATACATAATTATTTTCTATATTTTTTGCATATTTTTCCACTTCATTTATCAAATACTTTAATTGTTCTTTAATTTGCACTAGATTTTCCATATCATTTATCTAGTTATAATTTTACATTTATTTTATACATTTTATTTAAGTATTCCAATTAAATACAATAAAAAAATAAATTATTTTATTTAATTAATTAACTTACAATTATCTAATATCTCTAGCTACTTATGGTGCCTTCTTGACAACCTTCTTCTTAATAATCTTCTTCTTTGGAGCTTCCTCTACAACTGCAGCTACCTCTTGCTTCACATCCTCTTCACCATCCGAATCAGCGACTTCAGTTGTATTTACATGCTCATCTTCAGCCTCCTCATCATCATCCTCATTTACCTTTTGAGATTCCATTCTTGCCTTATCTTCACTACTCAAGAAGATATGACACTTACCCTTCATTGTCTCTCTAGGCTTTACTACACCTTGTAGTAGCTTCCATGTAACACCGAACTTACCATTTGCAAACCAAAGACCACCACACTGTATAACAACTGCGACATGGGATCCCTTTGCAATCAAGTCCTTAGGAGTAATAGATCTTCCATCTGGATCTGGGAAAATTGCTTGCTGATCTAGATTATATAGCTCTGTCTTCCACTCACCCTCCCAATAAGGAATCTTTACCTTAAGAGTAGGTGATCGTGTAGTATCAGGCTCAAGTGTGTTCTTGTCCTTAGGATACTTCAACATTGGAGTCCATAGAGCATCAATCGCATCCTCGCTCATCTTTGCCTTACCAAACCACTCCTTTGCATTTGCAATTGCATCTGTCTTTAGCTTCTTTTCAAGATCAATCATATTATTCAAGAAATTTGTAGTATCTTCCTTAGCATATTCCTCACTAGGGAACTGTAGTGCCATATCATATGAAACACGACCAGTCTTATCATCCACAAACTCGTTGATTCCCCAAGTCAACATAAGTGGAGTAGAAATATAAGTTGCTGTATTACTAGCAGCATTCAAAATACCAACACTCTTACCACCCCTGGCATCCACCTTGGGCTTGGAGTATTTAATATCAGAAGAAGGGGTAAAATCAACACCGGAAAGAATAGTCTTAGAACTCATTGCCATTGTATATAGTTTAATATATGAGCCATTCTTTAAATCAATTTTTTTTTTAATAAATAAGAAATTAAATTAAATTCAGTTCTACCTACATAAATGTAACGGCTTTTATTTTTCGATTTATTTTTTTTGAATAAATAAAAATTTAGGAAAAACGATTATAGAAAATAATGGATAGATATAAATAATATTAACTCATAAGAGGTAATATAATGATGATGATGAAGAGAGAAAATAATGAATAAATAGGATATAAATAAAAATTATTAATATATATTAATGACAAAGAAAAACCATGCAAATACCGATATTTTGAAGGAAATAGTATTTGAAAATATATCGAATACGCAAAAAAAATTCAAAATAAAAGATGATGAGTTTAAAATTCTTAAAATGGAAGATTATGAACTATTAAAAACACACCAGTTTAAAGTAAGCCAATTAAAAGAACTATGTAATCATTACCAATTAAAAAAAACAGGAAATAAAGATGAACTACTTAATAAATTATATAATTTTTTAAAGTTTTCTCTCTACGCTATAAAAATTCAGAAAGTTATTAGAGGGATTTTTTGTAAACGATTCATGAAATTTGGCGGTAAAGCTTATATGAAGAGAAATTTATGCGTAAATGATACTGATTTTGCAACATTAGAAAATATAAAGGAAATTCCATTTAATCAATTTTTTAGTTGGGAACAAAGTGACTGTATTTATGGCTGTGATATTATGTCTTTTTACGGTTTAGTTAACAAAAGGAATTATATAGGTCAACAATCAAAAGAAGTAATGAATCCTTACAATAGAGAGAAAATAGATGAAAATACAATGAATCAATTTAAACAATATTTAAAATTAGGAAGGATCAATAAAATAGATCAAATAAAAGAAATAATAGAAGAACCAATCGATCCACAAAAAAAATTAGAAATGAAAATTGTAGAATTATTTCAATTTATTAATGAATTAGGTAATTATTCCGATTCTACTTGGTTCACTAATTTAAATCTACATAGACTTGTCATTTTTATTAGAGAACTATACGATATTTGGAATTATCGAGCCCAATTATCTCCCACCATGATGAGAGAAATTGTGCCTCCACATGGCAATCCTTTTTTAGGACTTCAAATGAATTTGGCCCAACACCAAAATGAAGAATATTTAAGAAAAAGTGCTGTCAGAATAATGGATTATATGGTCAAATCTGGACATACTAACGATAATCGTTCTTTAGGCGCTTATTATGTTTTAGCCGCCTTAACTTTAGTAAGCGATGAAGCTAGAAATTCTCTCCCATGGTTATATCAATCCGTTGCTTATAATAATTCTTAAAAAAATAGGTTCGTATAAAACAAATATATTTAGGAATTATTTATGACTGTATCCAATCATAAATAATATATATATTGCGTAAAAACACTTAAAAAGATATGTCTAAGTAGTGTATAATGGCAAGAACTAAGAATTCCACCACTGCTACTCCTGCAAAGGCCGCTAAGGCTACCAAGAAGACTGAGACTGTTGAGGCTGCTCCCGCTCCTGTAGCTGAGGAGACTGCTGCTCCTGTTGAGGCAACTGTTTCTGTATTTGATCAATTCTCTGAGTTTATGGCTAAGCTTCAAGCTGTTAGTGCTCAAATGTCCTCCCTTCGAACTGAGTTCCGTTCTCTTGAGCGTCAAGTCAGCAAGGACCTTAAGGCTGCTGCTAAGGTTAACCAAAAGCGCAAGAGAAAGTCCGGAAACCGTGCTCCTTCCGGTTTTGTTAAGCCTACTCTTATTTCCAACGAGCTTGCTGCCTTCCTAGGAAAGCCTGAGGGAACTGAGATGGCCCGCACTGAGGTCACTCGTGAGATTAATGCTTACATCCGTCAACACAGCCTTCAAGATAAGGAGAATGGTCGCAAGATCATCCCTGATGCTAAGCTTAAGGGTCTTCTTAAGCTAAAGAAGGGTGACGAGCTTACTTACTTCAACCTTCAAAAGTATATGTCTCCTCACTTTGCCAAGGCTGCTGACAAGTCTGCAACTGCATAAATAAAAAAATTAATTGTTAATTAATTTAATATAATTTTAATTAACAAATATAAAATCTTCCTTTTCCAATATAGTTTTTAAATTACTTATGTTAATTGGAGTATTAATTATTTTGGTTTTTAAACAATTTTTTAATTCAGGAACATCATCCAAATTAAATAATTTAGATATTTCTCTTACTTCTTCAGTATTTATATAATCAGTGGTTTCTTCTAACCAAGTAACAAAGTTATTCTTATGTTCTTTCGATCTTCTGAATTTTTTAAAGTATTTTAATGTTTTATGTAAATCATTATTATTATTACTATTATAGTCTGTTCCTGATATTACACATATGTTTTTAAAATCTGTAAAACTCATATCTAATTCAATTAATATATCTTTCATTTCATATAATACTACTGTCTTATTTAATAAACTTAAATATCTTAATACTCTTTTACACCCATATACAAACATATCCATATCTTCACTTAAACAGGCATAGGCTATATTTTTATTTACTAGCTTCGCACATAATTTATCTGCTTCACCAGGAGCATCAATATACGAAACCCCTAGAGATTGTATTAACATTTTAACATTTATTATATCCGTATGATGTAATCTTATGAATTCTTTTTTTAATTGCACCAATTCTTCTTCTATTTTTTCCTTTTGATCTCCCTCTTCATTTATTAATTGATTTTGTAATTCATTATATTTTTTTTCTGCTTTTTTCTTATTGTCTTTTCTCTCTTTTAATAATTGTTCCTTTTCTTTTGGAGGCTTTCCATCAAATACAAATAAAGGAATGATATTATATAATCTCAATATACTTATCATTAAAAACATATTTTCTAACAAAGCCTCCTCACCTAAGTATCTATACATATAAATACTTGTATCAATAACCACCTTTTTACCCGACAATTCATATAAACTAATTTTTTTTATTGAATCTTTACAATTATCTTGTAAAAATCTATTTAAATATTTGATTCCCATATTACCTCTTTTACATTCCTATTTTATCTTTCAATTTTAATTTTATTTAATTTAAAATTGAACTAATTAATTACTTATTTTAACATATAAGTAAATGAGCTATTCGCAACGACAATTGTTAATTAACGAAATGGAAGGCTGTCATGTTACTATAGATTTTGATGAATGTTCAAAAGCATGGAGAGAAAATAAAAATATATTAAAAAATGGAATGTTTTCCTATAAGAAAGAAAAAAGAAACTGCTGTCATATTGATGATGACAATGGAAAAAAATGTAAAAAAAAAAGAATCATTAATACTGACTATTGTGAAAAACATTATTAGTTCATAAATATTATATTCATATCTAAATAAGACATTTTTAATGAATCATCTAATTTCGCATGCTTATCTTTCATAGCTTTCTCCATTTGCTTTATATTCTTCTTTATAAACACATTTTTTTTACAATTACCTACTAATTCAATATACTTATCTAAATTTCCAGGCGTCTTTTTAAACATTAAAATAATATTATTATTTTTGTTACACCATAATAAAAAATTGGCAAAATTATTTATTAATATTCCTGTAATAATATAATAACTAAATACCGAAGATTTTTCCCCATAAAGATGATTACATATTTGAATATTTTCCTCCTTTTTTTCCGTTATTAATTTATAATTTAAATCCTGGAATTTTAATATTTTTAACATCTGATATAAAGAATGAAATGCCTCTATTTTCATATTCAAATAAAATTGGGTTTTAAAATATTTATTTTTGGGTTCTAATTTATCTGACACAGAAAAATAACTATAAAACATAGTATTTATTATTCTTGCCCATGTCTCACAATAACTTTCATATAAATTAAACTCTACATTTACATTAAAATGCTCTTTCAACTTTCTATTCGTTAACGATAAATTCATATCTGAAAAATCTAACCCAAAATTATGAAATGTTTCATGTATAAATACTTTAAACCATTCTTCCTTTCTATATAATACTATTTCTGTATTTTCTTTACAACCTGTAGTATAACCCGTATTAACATGTTCTGTCGATAAAGTAATTAATTGATTATTTGGCAATTTTTTTGCAAATGGAGTTAGATAAACATACAAATCTAATTGCTTGGAGCAAGACTGAATAGAGAAATGATCAATAATATACATCCACATATAAATCATATTAATTTTATTTCTAATGTGCATTAAATCCTCGTGTTTAAGTTCATGAAATAATATAAAATTAATGTTAATTTTTCTTCCTTTAATTTGACAAGTAAAATTTACATTATATAAGGAATTATCATTAATGTAGGTTTGAATTTCTTTGGGAAAATAGTAACTATCATTCATAGTAGATTTTGGGATATCTGATATTTTTGTTATTTTTGTTATGTTATATTTAAAACAATTAGACTTTTTTCGCTTTTTTACAAAATTTTCTGATTCTACTAACAAATCATAAAAATGATCTAATATTATATCTATATCTTTCATATGAAAATAATTATCATTAAGCTCTGTGGAAAATAACTCCATTTATATTATAATTAGAGTTATTTTTAATTATTTTTTATATTCATTTATTAATTTACTTCTTACCAACATCATTGTATCACTGGATTTTGGAGGAGCCGTTCCCTGGAAATGCATTAGTTTTGCTTTATGTGTATTTAATAAAATAGATTTCATTTCCTCATTTTGAAAAAACTTGGCTTCTAATGCCTTTTCTAAAGCTTGTTCATCTTTTCCTCCAAAGAAACTAGGATCGATTTTTATATCTTTTGACCTCAAAGCTTCTCCTTTATGTTTACCTGTTTTTGATCCAGCTGCTTTAGCTAACAATATATCTTTTGATATATTAGATTTACTATCCAAAGAAAATAATAAATAAAATTCAGGATTAGTATCTTTGAATTTGGCAGCATTAATATAATGTTCTACCGAATACCATTTATGACCATCTAATTCAAATTCACTTGGATAATCATTATCTAGTTTTTTTCTCCAATCTGCAATTTCTACTAATTTGGCAAATTCTTTTTCTTTGCCAAAGGGTATCATTTCTCCTTTCCCTTTTCCAGGCAAAGGCTTATTATTTGATTTTATATAATATTGAAATACTATATCCTTATCGTATAAATTATTTGACTCTTCAATTATTTCTACTTCATCAGGCTCAATTATACCCAAATCACTATTAAATTTTTGAAATTGAGGAATTATTTTAAATGCACCTGTTTCTCCTCTTAAACAATTTTCGGATATTAATAATTTAATTTTATAAGGTATTTGAGGGAAATTAAATATTTTATGATTCATATAAGTAATTAATTTATAATGATTTCCTGTATAATCTGCTAATATATAATATTGGGGCTCAAATACTCCTTCCTCTTTCATTATATTATCTATAATTTGTCCACATACTAACACATTTTTTTTATCTCCTTCTTTCCATGATTCACTACTAAATAATATAAATTTTATATTTAATATTCTCTCCATTGTTGAAATAGCCCAATCATCGGCCCAAAATTCACATGTCTTTATTACTTTTTTAAAATCCTCTACTGAATTTACCTTTTTCATTATTTTAAATTCCGATAATAAGTCTTTTGATATTTTTGTCTCTGATTTTAACCGTTTATAGGTTTCACTTATATGTTTAGCTTGATCTACAATTAATTTTTGTTCATCTCTATCTTTAGAATGTTTAAGTCTATCTCTTAATTCATTATTTAATTTATTTAATTGTTTCATTTTTACATCAGTATCATGTATAGAAGTTAAAATCATATCATATTTTTCCTTATAATTCTTATATAATTCTTCATTCACATTTTCCGATAATTTTTTTCTTAATTCTGTAATTGAAATATCTTTATCTACCGATTTTAATGCATCCCTTATAACTGCAAATAAACAATCTCCTCCCCCTTCATTATCCTCCAAATTATAATTATTACTTTTAAAATATTCTTGCACCCAAGGATTCGTATTATTTGATGTAAATTCACTTAATTCCTTCTCTACTTGTTTTGTGTCTTGAACTGGTAAATCATATTGTTTTTCTTCATCAATTTCTTCTTCTTTCACCATTTCCTCTTCTTCCTCTCCTTCTTCCTCTTCCTCTTCTTCTAGTTCCTTTTTTTCAGTAATTTCTTTACTATCTAATGATTCCTTGGACACTCTTTTATGCTCAACAGATTTAAGTAATTGAGTATCTACAAAATCAAATATTAACGGTTTGTCAATTAAATCTAAATCCAAATCATCATCTTCATCAATTACATTAGGTAATTGTGATTCCAATATTTCAAATACTCCTATCTGTTTAAAAACTCTGTCATTTTTAATTAAATAAATTGGATAAAAAATAACCCCTTGATCGACAAATGTATATTTGGATTGACCTAAAGCAATAATAACATCCGTTCCTAAAATATTATATTCATATTGAGTAGCATCATAATCTCTATCATCTAAATCTAATGTTTTAATTTCAGGATAATTAATACTAGAATTTAATATAGATTTAACCATTATAAATTAAATATATATTTAATATTTATATTTTTTTTATGAATTAAAAAATAAAACGAATTTTGAAAAATAAGAATCATTTTTCAATTCAGTAATATAATGCCACATTCTCTTTCTATTATACACAATTTCATTATTTTCATCCATGGATTCAAATT